AATGAAATGGCTATTTTGCGAAAGCAAATAAATGACAGTCTTTATTTTGGAGGCAATGTTACCACTAAGGGGCGTAACATTTTAGATAAAGTGCGAAACCAAATTGATACTATGATGGATGGAGACACCATCATAGATGACATTAGGATAAATACAGCTGGTCTTCTTCCTGAAGAAAAAATTCTTCTTAAAGAGGCAGCGGCTCAAAGAAATTTTGCCATGAAGAACTATCGTGAGTTCAGGCAGAAATATGACAAGCTTGCTGATTTAAGCATTATTAGATCAGTTGATAATCTTCAAGACTTTGAGGGATATGGAGCAAGAGAAATTGCAGATAAGTTTTACGACAAGGTAATCAAGGCTAATTCTCCAGCGCGTCTTCAGTCTGTGCTGGATGCCTCTGATAATCCCAATGTCTTAAATGATATGTTCGCTCGCAGATACTTGGAAGATGGCTTGGACTTCGCAGGAAGAAACGATGTAGACCCAACTAAATTTGATGGTCGTAAGTTTTACAACCATGTCAAAAAGCTAGGTGATACAGGTCGTGTTTTGTTTGGTGACGAATGGGGCCAAGTTCAAAGAGTTGCTAAAGACATAAGTGGCGCTCACACTCGCAAAGGAATTTCTATTGAAGATGTCCAAAACGCGACTGATGCAGTGGGTGGTGAATCAAGCATAGTGAAGTCTATGGAGAATATGTTAGCTAAACAAAACGAGCTTAATGACGCTTTAAAAACTACCGTAATTAAAGATATTAACGCTGGGACTTACGAAAACTATGACTCTGTTGTTAAGGCTTTAACAAGTCCCAAACTCACTCAAAGTGAAGTCATAAAAATAATGAAATTTTTCGATGGAAATCCACAAATGAAAGAAAACATGAAGAGTGTTGTATTACAAGACATTCTTTCTGTTGTGGATGATCAAGTGTTTGCAAGCCCACAAGCGGCAAGCTCACTAAAAGACACTTTGTCGGGTTATAAGCGTGGGACATTAAGGCAGATATTGGGAGAGAAATCTTCTGATGCTTTGTATGGATTTGCTGACGATTTAGTTGATCTTGGCGATGTCGGAAAAGAAGGCTCAATTGCAGCGGGATCAATTTGGGCGAACATGTTTAAACATCCGATAAACACACTTGGTTCAATCGGTAAAATAAAACTGTTTGCAAACGTGTTGGGTACAAAAGGAACCGCCGAGCAATACCTGCAATTTCGCCGTGTCGCAGGGAATAGTCCTGAAGGTCAATCACAAGCCATGATAAATATCTTAAACAAATCATTGGTGGAAGAAGGATTAGATGTTGGAGCCGCAGCATCAAAAGCAGGAAGAATGATTAAACCCATTGCATCAGCAGCAAGTCAAAGCAGCAGAGCATTTAAAAATACTGCACCTCGCGCTGCGGGACTTGGATCATATGAGAAGCCCGGTCAAAGCCGAACAAATGTTCGACCTTCTCTCGGAATTCCAAGTATTGATGTTCCTGAAGTATCAATGCCTTCTGCACCCGCAGAACCTATGGGTCCAATTCAAATGTTGCAAAGAAACGTGCAGAGCGAGCTTAGAAAACGCGCACGCGAAAACCCAGCAGTGGCAGCAACACTACTGGGCGGTTTAGGTAACGCTGAACTTCTTTAATCTTCGATGACTGACGCCAAGCCGCCTATTCCAACAGGAGGGCGGTAATTAGGCTTGGCGTTGACACGGACTTGAATATCCTCGTATGTTTCATCAATCATGCGTGCAAGCTGTCGCCCGATAGCACGATCTTCGTGCTCTGCAACAAAGACCAGCTTATCATACGCTTCAATCGAAACACCTACGGATTTATATTTTCCGGGGTTTGGCATGGAGTTTCCTTCCCATAAATGACTTTTCCTACTGTATATAATCCCAAGCGGCGTGGGTCAAGACCCAAGTACGGAAACAAGAAAGTAACTGTGCAAGGAATTAAGTTCGACTCCAAGTGGGAATCAGAACGATATTTATATATAAAGAGCCTTGAGCGTGCGGGTAGGGTGCGCAATCTTGAACTACAGGTCAGGTTCAACCTACTGGTAAACGATCAGAAGATATGCGCCTATATTGCTGACTTCCGCTATGAGAAAGAAAATGCCAACGGTGATTGGGAAACAATTATTGAAGACGCCAAGGGCGTTGAGACGCCTGAGTTCAAGCTGAAAAAAAAGCTCATGAAGGCTTGTCTGGGCATAGAAATATTTTTATCTAAAAAAAGCTATTGACATGTCCCACTCTCTATGGGATAGGTAGGGTTCTAGTAATTTTAGCGGAAAGGAATCGACATGAACAGTCGTGAGCTATTCGAACGTCGAGAAGAACTCAAGCACGTTATCAATGGGATGCGTATTGAACTAAAAGACGTTGAAGAACAACTATCTGATACATTTCTACCAGTGGCAAAAGACGTGCTGCGCTCGCAAGGTAAAGACTTTGGTACTGCCCAAATCACTGAGGGAAACCAACGTCTAAAAGTCACTGTGGGCAAGAAGGTCACATGGGATCAAGACGGGCTGCGTGACACTCTTAACAACATGTCGCCAGAGAATGCCCAACACTATGGCAAGCTGACGTTCGCTGTAGAGGAACGCAAATTCACAGCCGCTCCTCCTGCAATCAAAGATGAGCTTGAAGGGTGCCGTACCGTAGAGGTAGGCAGAGTTACAGTAGAGGAGGTGGAATAATGGCTTTGCAAATTATCACAGCAGACCAGCGTATGGCCGAAAAAAAAGGCCACAAGATTGTAGTCTGTGGCGCAAGCGGTGTGGGTAAAACCACACTGGCTCGCACTTTAAACTCAACAACAACTTTGTTTATGGATTTAGAAGCTGGTGACGCGGCTATCGAAGGACATCCTATTGATGTCGTTCGCCCTCGTACATGGGCAGATTGCCGTGACCTCGCTTGCTTCTTAGGCGGAGCAAATCCATCCTTGGCTGAAGATCAGCCATACAGCGAGTCACATTACAATTATGTAGCTTCAATCTATGGCGATGGCTCAGAGGTATGGCAGAAGTACGATACACTATTTGTGGACTCGATTACCGTAGCAGGGCGTTTGTGCTTTCAGTGGTGCTTACAACAGCCAGAAGTACGCTCTGATCGCTCTGGTAAGCTAGACACTCGTGCGGCGTATGGTTTGCATGGTCGTGAGATGATGTCATGGCTAACCCACATTCAACACATCCGTTCTAAGAACGTAATCTTTGTTGGAATTCTTGACGAAGTTACTGACGAGTACGGACGCAAGCAATACTCCCTTCAGATTGAGGGAAGTAAAACTGGCCGTGAATTGCCCGGAATTGTTGACGAGGTAATCACAATGTCAGTGTTAACAGGGGATCACGGTCAGTACCGTGCCTTTGTATGTCAACCTCTGAACGAATGGGGCTATCCAGCTAAAGACCGTTCTGGCAGATTAGACACACTAGAAGAGCCACACTTAGGAAAGTTAATTGAAAAAATGAGCAGTGGCTCAAACAAAACTGACAAAGAATTAGTCTTTGTTAATCCAACAACTCAAACTTCTAGCGAAGGGGAATCATAATGCTTAATTTAAATAATGTTCCACAAGACCAAAATCCAGCTCAAGAATTTTCTCTCATTCCAAAAGGTACTGTTGTTCGCGCTATAATTGTTGTGCAGCAAGGCGAAATGGAATTACCGGAGTTTGGTCAGGGTTCTTGGTTCAAGAAATCTATGAGCACTTCTGCAAAGTGGGCAAACCTAGAGTTCACTATCATTGGTGGTCAGTTTGATCGTCGCAAGTTTTGGCACAGCGTCTTTGTTGATGGTGACAAAATGGGCGATAGCGGTATGCCGCTTGCCAAGGAAATTGGTTTGCGCACACTGAAGTCAATTGTTGAAAGCTCACGCGCTATCGACCCTGCTGATATGTCTCCAGAGGCACAGCAGAACCGTAACATCTCTGGCATGTTTGACTTGAACGCAATGGAGATTTGCGCTAAGATTGGCGTTAAGAAAGGTACGAACGGATATGCGGATAGCAACCAGTTAATGGCTGCGCTGACTCCGAATAACAGTGAGTATATTGCCCAAGGTCAGGCTCCTATGCAGCAAACACCAATCGCTGCTCAAGGTGTCCAAGCGCAAGCTATGACGCAGGCTCCGCAAAGTTCTGGCGCGGTTCCTTCATGGGCAAACAAGTAATCTAGCGGCAGGGCCATTCCGCGCCTGCTAGAACACGGATAGGGGGGCCGTGGCCGCTAACCCCCCAACTATTCTAGCAAATAGGTTTATTATGATATTACGTCCTTACCAAAAGGTAGCTGTTTCTGACGCGTGTAAAGCGTTAGATAAGCATAAGAACACACTCGTTGTAGCTCCTACAGGGGCAGGCAAAACAATCATGCTCTCCGCGCTCGTAGGCAAGCGCCACAAAGAGGGTAAGAAGGTTTTGATTGTGCAACACCGTGATGAGCTTGTAAATCAAAACAAGCAGAAGTTTGAGAAGGTTAATCCTCTTTTAACCACAAGCATCGTCAATGGCACAGTAAAGCATTGGGATGGCGAAGCCGTCTTCTCAATGGTGCAAACAATTTCCCGCGAACGTAACCTTCGTGATCGTCCTAAGTTTGACATGGTGGTGATTGATGAAGGCCACCATGCAGCGGCTCCCACATACCGAAGGGTGATCGACGCTGTACTGGAAGACAATGAGCACGCAGAAATCGTAGGCTTTACCGCTACGCCTAACCGTGGCGATGGCAAAGGATTGCGCGGCGTATTTAACAACTGCTCTCACCAAATTGAAATCTCAAGCCTGATTAACGAAGGCTTTCTCGTTCGACCAAAAACATTTGTTATTGACCTTGGCGTCAATAGCCAACTGGATAATGTAACCAAACGCGGCAAAGAATACGACATGGAAGAAGTCGCCGCCATTATGGATCGACAAGTCATTAACGATAGAATTGTTCGGGAATGGCGCGAGAAGGCTGGTGATCGTAAAACAGTAGTATTCTGCTCAACAGTCAAACATGCCGAACATCTCTGCAATGCTTTCATTGCTGATGGCGTAGACGCTGATTTCGTTACAGGAGAGACTGACAAGGCTTTAAGAGCACAAATGCTGCATGATCTGGAGTTTGGTGACTTGCAGGTTGTTGTGAACGTAGCGGTGCTTACAGAAGGATTTGACGCTCCTCCAGTAGCGTGTGTGATTTTAACCAGACCTTGCTCCCAGAAAAGCACAATGGTTCAGATGATTGGTCGTGGTTTACGAATCATTGACCCAGAGATTTATTCCGACATCCTAAAGACTGATTGCATCGTCATGGACTTCGGAACCAGCGTTATTACGCATGGCAGTATTGATGACGCAGCAAACTTGGATGGTCGAGAAAAGTTGGAGGAGGGTGAAGCCCCAACAAAGATTTGTCCAGAATGTGAGTCTGAAGTTCATGCAAGGGTCAATGAATGTCCTATCTGTGGGCATGTCTTCCAGTCGCCAGAGAAGAGCGAATTAGATTCGTTTGTCATGACTGAATATGACCTAATGCAAATCTCTCCTTTCTTGTGGATGGACCCATATGGCAAAGGCACTGTGATCATGGCTACAGGCTTTCAAGGCTACGCTATGGTAGGCAACATCAAGGATCATTGGATTGCCATTGCGAAGCCCAACAAGAAGCCTGCAAAGGTTGTTGCGATTGGCGAAAAGGTTCAGGCGATGGCTGCGGCTGACGATTTCTTGCGTGAGGTCGAAGACGGTAGCGCAGCAAACAAAACAAAGCGTTGGCTTAATGATATTGCGACCCCCAAGCAGAAAGAGCTTTTGCGTAGCAATGGCGTGCAAGTAAGCGAAATGGACTTGTCGTTTACCAAATACAAAGCCGCATGTATGCTGGGGTATTATTTTAATCGTAATGAAATTGACCGTTTAATTGAAAACAATTGGAAGAAAATTACAGGAGAAGATTATGCAACGCGATGAAATCCTACAACAAGCCGAACAACTTGTGAACGGACAGCGTGCCAAAGATTATGGCGATGCCTACGAAAATCATTGTAGAATTGCAGAAGGCTGGAACATTATATTGCGCAGCGCACTTCTAACGCATGGGGAGATCAAGGCTGTTCATGTGACATTAATGATGGACTGGTTGAAAACTTCGCGTATCCTAAACACCATAAACCATGAAGATTCATGGGTTGATAAAGCCGCGTACTCCAGTTTAGGGGCAGAATTTGCGGATAAGGAACAATGATGCCGCGATTTGAAATTTATCTTATGTTTGCCGAAAAGGACGAACTCACTGTCGAAACCTCGGAATATAAAATGGTCTGTTGGGTCAAAGACCCATCCAACATGGTTGAGGTGCAGAAGACAGCAAACGAAGTAATCGAAGACCACATTGAAGATGCAGAGAAAGAAGTTTTGTTCGGAACCGCATCGGTCATGATCGAAGGTTCTGAAGTTTTAAATATTGGATTTCGAAATAAAGATGCAGACCCGGATGACATTAGCGAAGTCATAGAATTGTTCGGAATACGAGAGGAGACAAGGCATTGAGTGACATACAACCAAAGCCAATTGATGAACTGGCACACATATTAGGCAAGTTTGGATGGGGTACTAGGTTTTCTGACTTAACAGAAGATCAAGTCCACACACTGATCTTTGGATTACAAGAAGCGAAACAGCTAACAGCGGAGATAAACATTGGAACCCTCGAAGACACTTACTTTAAGTCAACAGGCACTTGGCCCTCTACTTCAATCCCGTTCTAAAACTGATCCAATAGCGGATCACATAAGGGAAGCAGTAGATAAGGCAATAGTTGCGGGGGAAGAGAAGCGTGAAAGACGCGCATACATTGGTGCCTCAAGCATTGGCGATGAATGTTCTCGCAAAATACAGTATCGTTATCTCAACTATTCTATTGACCCAGACAAAGCCTTTACGGCACGCACATTGCGCATCTTTCAGTTCGGTCATGAGATCGAAGACTATGCCGCAAAGTGGCTCAGAGATGCAGGATTTGATCTGCGCACAGAAGATAAAAACGGCAAGCAGTTTGGCTTCTCAATAGCTGACGGCGAAATCAAAGGACACATTGATGGTGTTGTTTGTGACGGGCCTGTTGTTATGGATTATCCCAGCCTGTGGGAGTGCAAGTCAGCTAACGACAGTAAGTTTAAAGGCTTTGTTCGCCACGGCGTGGCAAAGGCAAATCCAACTTACGCCACGCAAATCGCTTTGTATCAAACGTATATGGACTTATCAGAAAATCCAGCTTTGTTTACTGTTGTAAATAAAAATACGTCAGAGATTTATTACGAGCTAGTGCCTTACAATGCCAAACTTGCCCAAGAAGCAAGTGATCGTGCAGTAGATATCTTGACGGCTGCAAAAGCTGGTGACATTCTACCTCGTATTGCTCAAAGCAAAGATTTCTTCCTCTGCAAGTGGTGCGAGTTTAGAGAAACATGCTGGAAAGAGTAGAGCGATATGGGGCCGCATGTGGATATGCGACCCCACATCTAGTGAGTATTGTGGGTATAGGGGCAAGATAATGAACATTAAAAGGTTTGGCAAGTCGCCAAAGGAGTTAGCAGATAAGATTTCAAGGGAAGTTCCAAGGGATGTGCAATTACGCGCTTTGTTTGAAACCTACCCAGATGGCATAAAACGAGGCAAAGAATTTTTGCTCGGATCGTTGCGAGGCGAAAAAGGTCAATCTCTGCATATTAACATTGATACAAGTAGTCCGTGGTTTTTAACTGGCAAAGATTTTGAGTCAGGCGATGGAGTTGGTGGCATTACTAAAGTTATGAAGGAAGGACGGGGTTGGTCACTTGGAGAAACAGAGGAATATTTTAAAAGTTATCTGCCGCAGAACTTTATGCCTGCGCCCGAAAACATTATTAAGCCGAACAATCCTCAAAACTTTCAGGTCACAAACACCACAGCTACTAATGGCTTCCAACAACCCGAACAAAAGACCGTGAAGTCTACCATTGGGCCGGGAACGCCTTTCGAAGATGAATATGTTTATACAGATAAACATGGCGAAGTCATTGTAACTGTTAGAAAATATTTTGATAAATGCGAGAATGGCGAACTGATCTTAGATAGCACGGGCAAGCCAAAGAAACAGTTTCGTCAGTTTATGGATGGTCGGCAAGGAGTCCCTGAACCTCGGCCTCTTTATAATATCCCGAACATTTTTGAATCTGACACAGTAATCTGGGTCGAAGGTGAGAAATGCGCAGATGCTCTTAGCCAGCTAGGTTACGCTGCAACTTGCACTATCGGCGGCTCTGGTATGCTATCCGAAAACACAGCCTCAAAGTTCGACTTCGCCCCATTGAGAAACAAGCATGTAATCCTATGGCCTGATAATGATGCGGCTGGAAAAAAGCTCGCAAACATCGTTCAATTACAGGCGAAAGAGGCAGGCGCGAAGTCTATTTTAATGCTGCAAATCCCAGCGTCTAAGGAAGAAAAGTGGGATGCTGCGGATGCTATTGAGCAAGATTTTAACGTAGAGACGTTTATCAAGTCTCACGAAAGCAAAGTTAAAAAGCCAATCTCTCTGTTGGATGATAGCCTGCTAATTAACCAATACTTCGTTGGCTCTCCACCAGAACAAAAGTTTCTTATTGGCGATACAATACCACTAGGAGTGCCTGT